TGCGTAAACACCCAGAATAAGCCTTGAAGCGCCAAGCCGCCGGTGAGTAAGAGTAGGCTTACCCACCCAGCCTCTATGGTCATAACAGGTTGAATTGCAGGCGCAACACTCGTAATTGTGGGGAGAGCGTAGCACGAACGGCCCACAGATAGTGCAGGGTAAGAACTTAGCCACTTCCTGTGGTGGCATTGACAGGGGGACCATACTGGTTCGTCATGTCGAAAGAACACGTCGTGCAAGCCGTGCTGGAACACCTCGCCGCGGATGTAGCGGAGCTCGAGCAGGAATTGGTGATTTATCGGGAGATGAGCCAGATCCTGCTGGCCCAGAATGGCGAACTCCTGCGACATAATGCGGCGCTGCGCCAGCAAATCAACGACCGGCGTGAGGAAATTCGCCGCTACACGGAATCGCAGATGACGCGTGCCTAACGGGCTGCGCTGGACGGTCGAAGAATACGCCGCCTTTCGCCGCCGCATGGATGGCCTCGCGCCTCCGCTGCCGTTGCCTTTGCGGCCTCATGCCCAGCCCTTCGATCGCTTCCTCGAGCTCTGCGCCGCAGCGAAGCTCCCCATCCCCGCCCGCGAAGTGCTCCTCATCCCGAATCGTGATTTCCGCTTCGATTACGCGTGGCCGTGCCTGAGAGTCGCCGTCGAGCAGCAAGGCTTCCGCGACCACAGCACGCGCAAAGGCCTCCAGCGCGATTATGAAAAGCTGAATCTGGCGCAGGCCGCTGGCTGGAAAGTCTTCCAATTCACGCCGAAGCAGCTCGCCAGCGTCGACACGATTGAGTGGTTACGCGGGCAATTAGGTAGCAATCAGACAGATGAGAAAACTGTTGGCTAACGTAGAATGAACCCAGCCGGGCGGGGGCGGCCGCCCCTCGCTCGACGCGCATCGCTTGCTTACTCAGGCGATGGCCCGGCTTCCTTCACTCAGTAAGGAGTGCGCATGGCTGTTGTTCCGTTTCCGCTGGCGGCCTTAACCGGCCTCGATACGCTCCTCAACGAACCCCCAGAAATCGTCGACTGGGTCGTCTCCGATCGCATCCCCGCCGGCAGTGTCAATCTCCTCGTCGCGAAACCTAAAGTCGGCAAAACCACGGCGGCCCGTCACCTCGCCGTCGCCGTCGCCACAGAATCCATGTGGCTCGGCTCGCAATGCGCCTTTGGCCTCGTTTGGTATCTCGCCTTCGAAGGCCGCAAAGAAGACCATCTCGCCCACTTCCGGCAATTCGACCTGGAGCCCGCCGATGCTGCCCGCCTCCAGTGCTATTTCACCGCCCCCACGCCAGCCTTTATGAAAGAACTGCTCGCCCGCGCCAAACTCGAGCGGCCCGCCCTCATCATCGTCGACACGCTCCAGCGCCTCATTCGCGTCAAATCCATGGAAGACTACGCCCAAGTGACCTTGGCCTTTAACCCGCTCATCGCCATTGCTAGGGAAACGGGCGCCGCCCTCTTGCTCCTCCATCACGCCGGTAAAGCCGCTGACCGTGAAGCCCTCGATAGCGTCCTCGGCTCCACGGCCATTGCGGGCTCCGTGGACAACACCATCGTCCTCGCCAAGCGCGGCGGCTTTCGCACCGTCTCCACGACCCAACGCGTCGGCCCAGACCTCGATGAATGCGTCCTCAACCTCTCCACGACCGGCCGTGTGTCCCTCGGCGGGAGTCGCATGCTCGCGGAACAGAAACTCTTTGGCCAGAAGCTCCTCGACGCCCTCGCCAATAGCCCGACCCCCCTCCTCACCCATATCGAATGGCTCGAACTGGTCGAAGGACGCAAGCAGACCAAACTCCATGCGATTGCTCGACTTATGGCCGAAGGCGCCGTCGTCCGTCATGGCTCCGGGAAGCGGCACGACCCCTATAGTTACAGCCTCGTCACGCGCTCATGAAAGCCGTTCCCGCGTTCCCGCGTTCCCGCCGTTCCCAAGTTCCGTTTCCGTTCCCGACCTCTGGGAACGGCTTTTTCGCCTCTGCCTGTTTCGTGCGAATTCATTCAGGAAACAATTCCGTTCCCCGTTCCCATATATACATGGGAACGCCGGAACTAATAATATATATAGAAAGCATAAGCTCCCCTTCATCGCCTCTTTCCGTTCCCGAATTCCCATGAGGGGGGTATAGTTCCTACCGTCAAAGATTTGACTAACTTGAAGAACAATCACGGCGGTAAACGTCCAGGTGCCGGTCGCAAGAAAGGCACCAAGCTCCTCAAAACGCTGGCCAAGGAAGCGGCCCGCGAATACGTGCGCAAAACCATCACGGCGCATCTGCCGGCGCTCGTCGATGCCCAGGTGGCCAATGCGAAGGGCCTGCAATATCTGGTCTATCGCGATAAGCAGACGGGTAAATTCGAACGCGTGCGCTCGCTCGAGGACGTCGACCAGGACGCCGAGGTCATCGAGGTCTGGGAGAAAGACCCGAGCGTGCAAGCCTTCACGGATTTGCTGAATAGAGCGATTGACCGGCCGAAGGAACAAGTGCAGGAGATTGAGATTCGGGCGGATAATACGACGGCCCTCGATCGCGCGAAGGAGCGATCGTTGCTGAAGCTGAAGCCATGAGCATCTATGAGACGTTTCTGCTGGGCGTGCTCACGGGCGGGGCGATCTTCTGCGTGGTCATTCTCCTCGATGCCTGCTATCCATGGGTGTATGAACGGTTCCGCGCCAAGGTGTTGGGGCCGAGACGATAATGCCCGCACCATCACGCAGCTACGATGACGACCTCGTGGAGTGGTGCGCGTCCCTCTATGCGGATCCCCTTGCCTGGGTCTGCGGCGCGTTCCCCTGGGGCGAGCCAGGGCCCTTGCAGCACTATCGTGAGCCCGACGCGTGGCAATGTGAGTTTCTGGAGTGGCTGGGGAGCGAGATTAAACGGAGGGACTTTGATGGCGTCCATCCCGTGATGCCCATTCGCGCGGCTGTCTCGAGCGGCCACGGGATTGGGAAGGGCGCGTTGACGGGGATGTTGGTTAGCTTCCTCATGAGCACGAGGCGCCATGCGAAGGGCGTGATCACGGCGAACACGGGGCCGCAGCTGCAGGATAAGACGTGGCCCTCGATTACGACATGGGTCAAGCGGGCGATTACGCGCGACTGGTTCGAGCTGAACACGTCCATCCTGTATCGCAAAGGCCATCGCGAAGAGTGGAAGTGCAGCCCGCAGACGTGCGACCCGGACAACAGCGAGAGCTTCGCTGGCCAGCACAATGCGGCGAGCACGAGCTTTTACATCAACGACGAAGACAGCAACGTCCCGGAGATCATCCACGAGGTGCAAGAAGGCGGCTTGACGGATGGGGAGCCGATGCAGTTTCTGTTTGGGAATCCGACGAGACGCAGGGGCAGCTTTCACGACATCGTGTTCGCGGGCAAAGGGCGCGGGTGGAAGACGTGGCAGATTGATGCGCGGACGTGCCAGTTTCCGAACAAGGCGCTGATTGCGGAACAGCTGGAAGACTGGGGCGAGGACAGCGACCGGTTCCGGGTACGCGTCCGAGGCTTGCCGCCGAATGCGGAGGATGCGCAGTTTATTGATGCGGTGCGCGTGCGCGAGGCGCAGAAACGGAAGGTGGAGGTGCTGGATGATGAACCGCTGGTCGCTGGATGCGACCTTGCCTGGGGAGGCAAGGATAGCAACGTCATCAGATTTAGACGTGGTCGAGACGCGCGTAGTATCCCTGCTGTGCGTATTGCCGGTGAACTCACGCGTGATCCTTCCGTCCTCACCAACCGGCTCAGTGACGTTCTGGCTGGCAGCTATGGAGGGCATCGCGTATCTATGCTGTTCTTGGACTCAGCAGGAATCGCAGGATCTGTTGGGACCCGACTCCGTGAATTGGGCTTCACTAACCTCCTCGAAGTGAACTTTGGCGCGGACAGTCCTGACAAGAAATACCGGTATATGCGCGACATGATGTGGGGGCGGATGAAGGACTGGCTGGTCAACGGGGCGATTGACACGTCCCCGCGGCTCGAGAACGACCTGACGGCGCCAGGGTTGCGGGAGGATTTGAAGCAGCGGGTATGGCTGGAGTCGAAGAAAGAGATGGCGGCGCGAGACGTGCCGAGCCCGGATGAAGGGGACGCGCTGGCGCTGACGTTTGCGCAGACCGTGGCGCGGAAGAAGAAAGAAGAGCCGGTGCCGCAGCCGTCGTTTAGCGGGTTTAGCCAAAGCTGGATGGGATGAAGGGTGTAGACTCTGTGCCAATGTTCCACCTGCCCGACCTCCCCATTGTCGGCTACAGCACGACGCGTGAGCGGGCGTTGACGGACAACATCCAGGAGTTCATCCGGCAGATTGAGCGGGACCGGCCGCGGTTGCTGACGATTGTGTGCGAGGGGCGCGAGAAATGGCGCAAGGTGGCGGGCGATATCTGGCGCGGCTATCGGATTGGGGAAGAGGATGGCACCCTCAATGCGATCTTTGCGTATTTCGAGTTACTAGCGAGCCCGCCGCGCGTGCAGGCCAAGCTCTTATTGGCCCCGAAGAATGCGCTGAAGTGGCGAGAGACGATGCGGCAGGCGCTGCCGGGGATTGAAGCGGAACGCGAAGCCTTGAAGGGGATGAAACGATGAAGTCAAGACCGGCGATGAAAGTCAGCGGAGCGGCCTCCCATGCCGAGCAATTACTTGCGGAGTTGCGCTGGCTCGCTGGGATGGAGCGCGTGGCAGATGGCGATCAGGCGTTAGCGGTGGTCTTGGATCAATGCGCAGATCTGCTTGAGAAGGCGTTGAAACGGTGACGTTGGTCTATGCGATTTGGGCGAGCGTGTTAGCGGTGATTTTGGCGGTGGCGATCTGGTTCGTGAAGTGCGACATGCGGGGGAAGCAATGACGCTGACGCGTGGCGAACTGGAATACCTGCTCTTATTGGCCACGACGGAGCAGCAGCGCGTCCATGTGCATCAGCATGGCGTACTCCATCCCGTGCTGTTCCCGCATTGCCAGCATCCCGATTGTTTGTTTGTGCACGAGATCGCCGACCTCGTAGCGGGTATTCCGCGCAAGAAGCATCAGTTGATTGAGGTCGCCTAGTGGCGAAGGATCTGATTCGCGAAGCGCGCGAACGCTGGAACCGAGCGGCGGAAGCCGAAGAGCAGCAGCGCAATCGCATCGTGCGCGCGAAACAGTTTCGGGTGGGCGACCAGTGGCCGGCGGCGATTAAGCTGGCGCGCGAAGGCGGGAACAGCCTGCAGGGGATGGCGCCGCAGCCACCGCGGCCGTGCCTCGTGGTCGATCGGTTGTCGCAGCCGGTGCGGCAAGTGAGCAACACCATCAAGAATGCCAGCTTTGGGTTCGACGTGCTGCCGGCGGGTGGCACAAGCGACCAGGATACGGCCGATATCTTTAAGGGCTATCTGCGCTGGATGATGAACAACAGCCGTGGGGAATCCCCGATTGAATGGGCGGCCGACCAAGCGATTGAGGGCGGGATCGGCTGGTTCCGGCTGCGCACGGATTACATCAACGAGACGTGGGACGGGGAGCTGACCGAAGAGGCCATGTGGCAGGCGCTGCGAATGGAGCGCATTACGAACAATCTGAGCGTGTATCGTGATCCCTCGGCAGTTCTGCCGACATATTCCGATATGGGCTGGGCGTTCGTCACGAATGATATCTCGAAGGACGAGCACGAACGGAAGTGGCCGGATGCGGACCTGCGCGGGCTTGAGGCCTTCATGTCCACGGGCGATATGTCGAAGTGGTCCTCATGGGTGAGTGAAGAGAGCATCAGGATTGCCGAGTATTACCGCATCGTCTACACGAAGCGCCATCTGTATCAACTGCAAGACGGGACCGTCACTGAAGAAAAGCCTGATGACAAGAAAGACATCAAAGCTGAACGCGTCATGCAAGTGCCCAGCGTGAAGTGCGACATCATCAACGCCGTGCAATCGTTGCAGTCGTTCGATTGGGTCGGCTCGCGGATTCCGCTGATTCCGATTCTGGGCGAAGAGTTGAACGTGGACGGGAAGATCTGGCTGCGCGGCGTGATTGAAGAGGGCATGGACGCGCAGCGGATGGTGAACTACACGTATAGCGGCGCCGTGGAGATTTTCGCGCTGGCGCCGAAGAATGCGCCGATGATTGCGGCGGCGAGCGTGGCGAATTATAAGCAGATTTGGCAGACGCGCAACATCATCAATCACGCCTATCTGCCGTTTGACCCGTGGGATCAGGAAGGCAAAGAGTATCCCACGCCGATGCTGGATACGACGGAGCCGCCGATTCAGGCCGCCGTCGAGTTGATGCGCGTGTCGGAGGATGCGATTAAGGCGACGACGTCGACGGGCGATGCGAGCCTGGGCAACACGAACCCGAATGAGCGGAGCGGGCGGGCGTTGCAAGCCTTGCAGGCGCAGAGCGACCTTGCCAATAGCAATTATCCCGATAATGTGAAGCGGGCGCTGATTTACGCGGGCGAGCTCGCCGTGGAGATCATTCCGAAGATTACGACGAAGGGGCAAATCATTCATATCCTGGGCATGGACGATGAGCCCGAACAGGTGATGGTGGGCCAGCCCTACCAAGAAGGCCCGAACGGCCAGCCGCAAGCGTCCCCGCCGAACATCACGCCGGAGATCGCGCAGTTGGAGGGGAGCCTGCACAAGTTTTACGACTTGAACAACGGGCGCTATGCCGTGACGGTGTCGGTGGGGAAGGCGACGGCGACGAAGCGGGAAGAGGGCGCGCAGGCGCTGGGCGAATTGATTCCGCATCTGCCGCCGGAGATGGCCGCCGTGGCCACGCCGGATTACGTCGAGCAGTTGTCGTTCCCGGGTAGTCACAAGATCGCGGAGAAGTTGCGGAATGCGCTGCCGCCGCAGTTGCAGGACCAGAAGGATCCGAAGAACCAGATTCCGCCGCAAGCGCAAGCGATGATTCAGCAGTTACAGGGTGAACTCCAGAAGGCGCAGCAATTCATCCAGACGAAGCAGGCCGAGCAGCAGGGCAGTTTGCAGGAGACGCAGATTAAGGCGCAGACGGATTTGCAGATTGCGAAGCACAAGGCCGACACGGATGCGGATCGGGAACTGGCGCTGCAGATGATGAAGAATGCGACCTCGATTGCCGTCGCGCGCATCTCGGCCAGTAAGTCGCAGTTGGATCCGGTGGCTGAGGCGGCAGAGGAACGGCTCGCGACGGGGTTGCAGCATGCGCATGAGGTCGGCATGCAGGGCATGAAGCAGCAGCACGAAAAGGATCTCGCCGCGCAGGCGCATCAGCAGGCGCTGGAACAGGGATCGCAGGGCGCCGTGATTGACCAGCAGGCGCAGGAGAGCGATCAGGCGCATCAAGCGGAGATGGCGCAGCAGGCGGCCGAGCAAGCGAAGCAGCAGCCCAATGGGGGCGGCGGTGCCTAGTCCGCTCGTCATCCAGAAGCCGGAGCTGCCCGCGAGCATTAACCCGCAGGGCGCGTCCGTGTTTGATGCGCCGGGGCAGGGCATCTTACGGAAGATGGTCAGTTTGTTGGGGCTGGATGATCCGCAGCAGGTGATGGGCGTCGGCGCGGCGATGGATGTGGGGCCGATGGGCGGCGGGCTGATTGATGCCGTGGCGCAGCGGTTCCCGCGATTTGCGGCGGCGATTAAGGCGTATCACGGAAGCCCGCACGATTTCGAGGCGTTCGATGCGAGCAAGATCGGGACGGGGGAAGGGGCGCAAGCCTATGGGCATGGGTTGTATTTTGCTGAGAATCCAGCCGTCGCAGAGGATTATAAGAAAGCATTGGCGGGGCGAGTTGATCCAAAGGTCGGGCCTCACCGTGTGCCTGATTGGGTAGGAAACATCATCGAAGCTGAACATGCTGGGCAACCGCATCAATACTCCATCGATCGCACAATTCAAGAGTTTAAGGCTCGTATTGGTGAGGCCGAAGAACGGGTAGCATCGCAAGCACCGCAATGGTGGAATGATCAAAGCAACATTCCTGGGTTGCAGGAGACGTTGAAAGGGCTACAGGCGGCCAAACAAGGCGTCCCATTGACCCGTGCCGGCAAGATGTATGAAGTGGCGATCAACGCGCATCCGGATCAGTTCCTCGATTGGGATAAGCCGCTGAGTCAACAGAGCCCAGAAGTGCAACAGGCGCTGGAACGCACTGGATTACTGCCAGATTTACAGCGTTATGTGTCTGCGAATACAGCGCGATATCCGAATGGACCGGCTGGCGCGACACTGCATGATATGGCGCGATATTCCGGTTATTCCAGTCAGGAAATAGCTGACAAATTGAACAACGCAGGCATTCCCGGCATTAAGTATCTCGATCAGGGCTCGCGCGCATCGGGCGAAGGCTCGCGCAACTTCGTCGTGTTCGATGCGAAGACGATCGACATCCTCAAGAAGTATGGCATCTTGCCTCCTGCGGTTGGTGCTACCATAGCCGCCCAGCAGTCGCAAGCGCAGCCGAACGGAAGTGGGCAATGAATACCGCGACGAAGTTTTCGCCAAATCCGCAAGATCGACTGATCGTGGAACTGCAGAAGCGCAAAGCGGGCCTGATTGCCTATTGTCAGATCAAGCTCGAGTCGGGCGATTGGCATGCCGTGCAGGATGCGGCGTCCGATATCCGCGAGATTGAAGCCAAGCTGGAAATCCTGCGGGACGGCAAATGATTGCCCGCCTAGTCGTGGGGTTGTGTGTCATCGCCTCGACGGCGCAGGCACAGGTCTTGTGGGATCAGCCCAACGTTGCCAGTGCGGCTGACGCGCAGGGCTTGAGCTACAAAATTTACATTACCGCGCCGGGGGCGACATCCCCGTCGACACTGACATTGGCCTCCGTCGCCTGCACGGTGTCGGGCACGACGCTGCCGTTGACGGCGGCCTGTCAAGCTCCGGCAGCGCAGGTGGTGGCCCTCGGTGCGACGGCTCCCGGCGCGTCCTCGCAGCTCACCGCCGCGAATACGTTTGGCGAGAGCCCCAAATCATCGCCGCCCTTTCTCGTGCCGGGCTGCGTGGATCCGACTAGCGTGAAAGTGGTCGTCGGCACGTGGGCGCGCACGCTGCCGGTCGGCGGCGTCGGGCAGGTGTTGTTCTCATTGCTGCAAAGTAAAACCAATGTGACGACGGTGAGCGTGCAGTTTAACGGCATCGAGCAGGGCCGTGTCGATGGTGCGCGACTGAACACCATTGCCGGCTCGTATTTCACGGCGACGGTGCCCGCGGGAACCTATCAACTGACCGTGCAGGCGACGGATGCGGCCGGCTGCACGGATGGCGGGGCGGCGCGGCCGATGACCGTCGTGGTGCAATGAGCACAATTATCGTGGTGATCAAGAAGAAGCGCGTTACCATCGTGGCGCCGAACAAGAAACCCGGCGCCAAGTCGTTGCAGATTACTAGCGGCCCGATACAGGAGCAGAATCCGATGCCTATCTCCATGAGCACCACGCAACAGTCCACGCTGACCGCTACGCCCCTGCCGAAAGGATCGACCGTCGATGGCGTGCCGGAATGGCAGCTCTCGAATCCCGCGGTCGTGTCCATCACACCGGATACGACTGGATTAACGGCGCTCGTCAAGGGCACGGCGATTGGCGCCTGCACCGTGACTGTCATTGCCGATGCGGATCTGACGCCTGGGGTGCGGAACATTCAGGGCACGTTTGACATTACCGTGACCGCGGCTGAAGCGACGTCGATCGAGATTACGGCGTCGGATCCGGTGGCGCAACCGTAATGTCCCGGCTCATGCCGGAGCCGCAAGAAGTCGAGCTGTCGCCGGGCATGCGGACGCGGCTGTATATGGAGCTTGGCCCCGGCCTGCGCTGTATCGGGCGCAGTGCCGAAGCCGTGCTCGAGGCGCGGGAGGCGGTGATGGCATACGAGCTAGCGCAGCCGCGGGACGGGCACATCTCCGATGCCGAAGGCCCGGAGCAGGACGAGCACGAGGAAGAGCACGACGACGACACGGATGACGATCTTCACGGGCTGGGGCATGGGGATGAAGTTCTCGACAAAGGTAGAGCGCGACCCCGCAGACGATAAGGATCAGCAATAGTTCAATCATGGCGAGAGGGTAACACGATGCCGAAATTCCTCGAAAATAAACTCAAGGCCGAATACGGCGCGAACTCGGCCATCCCCTATAAGGTTATGAACTCAATCGGCGCGATGCATGGCAACAAGGAAACGCCGAAGGGCCGAGCGATGGCGCAGAAGCATGCGGCCAGGGTGAGTGGGCATCCGCACAAGAACCTGGGGCATTACCTGCACGCCAAGAAGGGCTAAATGGCAGAGACAGACACGGCGGCACCGGACCCGAACGCGATCACCACGCACGAATCCGCGACCGGGCGCACGCTGAGCGGGATGGGCGTCACATCAGAGGCGCTGGCCGACGTAATGGAGCGGCACGAGCCGGAGCCGGTCGACGCGCCCGCCGAAACGCCTGCTGCTCCGACAGAACCCGCCAAGCCGTCCCGTGGCCAAGCGCGATTTGCTGAACTGACGAAAGCCCGAAAGGAGGCCGAAGCGAAAGCGGCCACCTACGAGCGCGAGCTCGCGGAGCTTCGGGCGAAGGTTCAGCCTCCTGCGACGGTCCCTCCGTCTCCGCTGCCGTCCCCGACAGCCGCGACGACCACGCCGCCGCCTTCACCGTCTGGCCCCGAACGGGGAGATTCGGGGCTCCCTTCGGGGAGCCGTCCGCAGCCGACTGAAGACGAGATCGGCACGAAATATAAAACCTACGCAGAATTCGTGCTAGACTCTGCGCGCTGGGTCGCTGAAGAGCAGCAATCCGGCATCGACGCTCGTATCCGTCAGAGCATCGAAGCGGATCGGGCCTCTCGCGACTTTCTGAACCACGCCGAAAGCACCTGGGCGAAAGGCCGGAAGGTTTATGCGGACTTCGATGCGATGCGCACGACCGGACCCGGCTCGCAAGTGCCGATGGATCACGCGAAGATTCAGGCCATCTTGCAGCATCCGCAAAGTGAGCATGTGCAATATGCGATCGTGAAGGATGGCGCTCTGGCTCAAAAGCTCGCGCAAGCGAATCCGATTGAGTTTGGAATGCTGCTCTCCACGGTGGCCCCGACGAACGGCGCCGCACAACTGGCCTCGACGCCGACCGCCGGAACGATCACGCCGCCTGCCCCAATTCAGCCAGTGGGGTCCGGTAGCCCAACGACGCCATCCCCGTCTGCTGACGCCGCGCGCAAAGGCAACTACGCCGAATACAAAGCGCGTCGGGAACAGGAGCGGAAAGCGCGTCGATAAGAGTAGGGCCGCCCGATGGCGAATACGTTCCTCACCAACGATATCGTGACGTTCGAAGCGCTGGATGTGCTCGAGAACACCGACAAGGTGATGCAGCGCATCAACAGCGAATATTCCGACCAGTTCGACTTTGGTGGGACCGTTCTCGGCCAGACGTTGAATATCCGCAAGCCACCCCGGTATCTGGGGCGTCTCGGACAGGCCGCCCAGATCGAAGCGATTACTGAGACGTTCGTGCCGCTGACGCTGTCGTATCAGCGCGGCATTGATACGCAGGTGTCGTCACAGAATCTTGCCCTCGACATCGACAACTACCGCGAGCGCGTCCTGAAGCCGCAGATCGTTAGATTAAACAACCTGATCGACCAAGACGTGTGCAATTTGGCGCAAGGCCTGAACAACTCGGTCGGCACGCCAGGCACGACGCCGACGACGCTCACGACGTATGGGCTCGCCAAGGTGCGCTTGGACAACAACGCCTGCCCCGCGGAAGACCGCTACGCATGGCTCTCGCCGATCGCCGACTTCACCCTGATGGACAACTTGAAGACGCTGTATAACAGCGGCAAGGCCATCAGTGCGCAGTACGAATCCGGCAGCATGACGGAAACCGGGACGCTCGGGATGGCCTGGGACATGGACCAGAACATCTATGTGCAGACTGTCGGGGCGCTCGGATCTTCGACGCCTGTGGTGGGCACGGCGCCCGCGAATGGCGCGACGACGATCAGCACGACGGGCTGGACGACGGGCACGCTGAACGCTGGCGATACGATCAGCTTCGTCTCCACGACAACGCCTGTGAACGTCGTCAACCCACAAAATTATCAGAATATGGGCCAGCCCCAGCAGTTCGTGGTCACGGCGACCACGAGCGATTCGGGCGGCACGATGGTGATTCCCTTTGCGCCTGCGATGTATGGTCCCGGCCAGCAGTTGCAGAACGTGACGAACCTGCCCGCGGTCTCGACAGCGGTGTATGTCTACGACACGCCCGCGGCCTCGTTCTCGACCATTCTGAGTAAGTCAACCCCGTTCAATATGGTTGCCAATAAGAACTTTGGCACGCTGGCGATGGTGGACATGCCGCTTCCCGGCGGAACGGACAGGGCCTATCGGGCCGCGTCGAAGAAATCCGGCAAGGCGATTCGCTGCATCCGCGATTACGTGGCGACCACCGACCAGTGGATTCAGCGGCTGGACGTGCTGTATGGCACGGCGGTGCTGCGGCAAGAGCTGGCGTGCAAAGTGTGCGGTTAGAGGCCGAGAGGTCTAGAGAGCACGTGCCCGTGAACCTCAACTTGGAGATACGAACTTGG